GATGTCGTCGCCACCCTTGAGGCCAGCGGTGTACTCAATCCACTGGTCGCCGATGGTCGTGGTGTCGTGGGTCGCCGCCGACACGGCGAAGTCGAGACTGGTCGTCTCCGCCTTGAAGTCGGCAGGCGTGCCCGCCGCGTTGTCGATGTTGATCGACGAGATGTCCTTGCCGTGAACGCGTGCCATTGCCGTGGCTCCTTTAGTACCGGGCGAACCCGGTGACGAACGTCACCGATGACGTGCTGTTGATCGTCGAGACGCACCGCAGGTAGCGGTTCACTGTGCCCGTCACGGCGGACGATTGGCACGAGGCCGCCGTCGATGCCGTGAACGTCACAAGGTCCACCCAAGTCGAGTTGTCGGCACTGTGCTGCACCTTGATGGTGCCGCCCGTCCCGCTCACTGCGGTCACGTGGAGGTTCGCGCGTCCACCGTTCGCCGACGATGCGCTGTTGTCCACGCTCGCGCTGTTCGTGCTGGTCGAGTCGGCGCCGAGCACGTGCAAGAGGCGCCCTCGCAAGCCCGGCCGCCCGTTGCCTTGCAGGCTGCCGCTGATCTTCACGATGTCCGACACGCTGATCGGCTGACCGTGCGTGGTCAAGATGGCCTCGCTGCACAGGATGCCCGAGTCGCCGATCGCGTCGGCGTCGTCGTCGTACACCGACAGCACCGAGGCTCCCGCGGTACCGGAGCCAAGCATCGTCTCGAACTGCCGCTCGATGGACGTGACCGACGCGCCAGAGTTCGTCTGGTAGAAACCGTCAAGCGACGCCTCCCACGACCCAAGCCCGGCGTCGTACGCGAGGTACTCGGCACCGAACGTGGTCACGTCGTGCGTGTCCGCGGATGCGGTGATGTCCACGCTGTTGAGGTCGCCGGACACGTCGCGCACGCCGAGGTAGACGCGGACGTCCTTGCCGTGCATCCTAGCCATCGGCGTGCTCCTGCTTGACGACGTGGCCCTGCTCGACCAGCCACGGCGCAGCCTCTACGACGGCGTCAGGCACGGCCTCGCCGGGTTCGGCACGACCGCCGTCCCACGTGATCCCGACTGTGGCGATCCACGTCATACCGGCCAAGCCTCCACCGTCAGGCGGACCCCGAAGTACTCGGCCCCGCCGTACGCAAGCGTACCGTAGTCGCGCCACCCGGTCACCCGCGTCGAGTGCGCCGTACCTCCGAGCGTCACGTCCCCCTGGATTGCCCCGCGGATGGTGCTGGCCCCGCTGCGCGTCAAATACGCGTCGATCTTGTCCTGCGCCACGTCCCACGGGCCGCCGGCGGCCGAGGCGAGAAGCGTGATCTCGAAGCGCGCAATGTCCCCGCCGCTCGCCATCGTCACGTCGTAGTCGCCATCCGCCGGCCGGATGAAGGCGCACGGGACCACCGGCGTCGGCGTGACCGTCTCGTACACCGTCAGGCCGGTGATGGTGGCGAGGCGCGTCGCCAGTCCGCTGCGCACCTGCGTGATCGTTGCCATCTCAGCGGCCCGCCGCCCATGCCTGCTCGATGTCGCGTCCGGCCGCTTGGAAGAAGCCGCGGATGCGCCCCACGTTCGACGTCACGGCCTCGCGCAGGAACGGCTTCGCCTTGATGCCCCGACGCGCAATGGTTCGCGCCAGCACGAACGGGTTCTGCCCGCCGTGCCTCCTCGCCCACGTGGCGAGTGCATTCGGCGGAGGCATTCGGCCCGGCGCGCGTCCATCGTGCACATACCTGGCGTAGGCCACGTTCGTGCCAACGGTTGCGAATCGAGGGATCGGCGACGCATCAACGACGTTGCTCACGCTGGCCCGCAATCGGCCGGTATCGACCGGCGTGCCTCGCTTGGCGTCGCTGGTCACGACGACGGCGGACTTCTGGAGCGCACGGCGCAGGGGTTCGCCGATGAGCCTGTCCGCGTCGGCCACGCGCGCGAGTTGCTCCGGCGTGATCCCGACCCACGTCAGCGTGACCATCAGGCGCCCACCAGTTCCATGCGCCGATACGGCGCAAGCAGGACCAGCACGTCCGGGTCGCGATCGCTGTACCGCGTCGCCTGCGAAATTTGCCCGTCACCGATCATCCCGAGCGGTGCCTTGTTGCGCTCGTACAGGCGCGACGCCTGACGCAAGCACGCCTCGTTGATCGGCTGCGGGTACGACCCCGTGGCGTTGTAGCCGAACGAGCCGGTGACCTCAACGCCGCGACGCGTCAGCGGGAACGAGTACAGGCCGGTCGGGTTCATGGCGATCCGGCTGTACGGCGGCCCGTCGTAGGGTTCGAGATCGTAGTCCGTGACCGACCACGTGTAGCCGTAGGTTCGCACGCCGCCACCCTCGCTGCTGACGGTCTTGAGCGTCGTCACCGAGAGGAGGTCGTCGAGGATGAACAGCGTCCAGTAGTCGTCAGCGGTGTAGTACCGCGTCGCCGACGTGGCGTAGAAAACGCGGTTCGTCTCGTTGTCGATGAACCGCGACGCGCTCGTGATGCACGCCTCCAGCACCGCGTCCCACGAGGTCGTGCCGGACGGGATGTCCAGGCGCGCCTTCAACTCGGCAAGCGTGGCGTACCCGTTCGTGATCGCCACGTCAGAGGCTCACGGCGTTCGCGACGACGGTGACGGACCCGGAGGTGTACGCGCTGATGCGCGCCCGCAGGCCAATCACGCCGATGAACTCGTCGAACGTGAACACGCCTGCCGAGGTCGTTGTGGCCTTGTGCGTGCGGTTGACGTCGCTGACGTCAAGACAGGCAGCGGCAACCCACGTGCTGCCGTCAACGGTCACCTCGAAGGCCACCGTCGCCGAGAACGTCCCGGTCACCTGCACCGCCACGTGGGTGTAGCGGTCGAGGAGCAGCGCCGTCCCGTTGCCGGTCGCCGTCGCCGCGCTCTGGAGTGTGGTCACTCCGCTGAAGCTCGCCATGCTCGATCAACTCCCAAAGGATGGCGCGATGCGCGCGCCGACGCAGGATCGCTCCGACGCGCGCCAGCATGGCTTAGATGCCGTCGAGGTACTGGATGACCCAGACGCTCACGACGATGTCTGCCGTGGTCGGTGTCCACCCGGCGGCCGTCGTGATCTTCACGCCGACCTTGTCGCCTGCGCTTCCAGCGTACGAGCCGCGGCTCGCCGTCGCGTAGGCGTTGTTGGTCGTCGTCGCGTTCAGGACCGCTTGAAGCCCGGTCGCCGTTCCGCCGATGGTGGCGTCCACGGTCAACGTCCCCGCGGTGCGAGCGGCGCTGCTGGTGACCGAGATGCCGACGATCTCGTAGCCGAACGGGATGCAGTACCCGCCGGCGGCGTTCTGGTCGCTGGCGCCGGCCGCGGTGTCGCGCACCTCGGAGGTGGCGAGTGCGACGGCGGACTGCGAGGCGGCCACGTCGGCCTGCTCGAAGGTCAGGTGCGTCAGTTGGCCCTTGCTGATGACGCGATCGATTTGTGGCATGAGCATCCCTCCAGGCGACCGCCCCGACCAAGGTCAGGACGGCGCCAATGGAAAGTCGCGCTTAGGCGACGGTGATGTTGTAGAGCACGTCCGCGCACTCGATGCCGGACGCGGCGCCCGTCGGCGAGTAGCGGCCGAAGCCGACGCGCACGTAGAGCGCAAGCACGTACTGGTCGGTGCGAACGTCTCGGAAAGTCTCGATGCGGACCCGGCGACGGAAGCCCACCTTGAAACCGTTGCGGTTGAACGCGACGACCTGCCCCTTGGTGTTGTTGGCGCCGGTCGTGCTGACCTTGCCGTCCGCCTCGGTCTTGCTCATCGCGATCGAGCTGATGAACGGTGACTGACCGATCCGCGCGAGCTGGCCGGTGAGGATGGTCGCCTGCGGGCCGAACTTGTCGACCGTGATGACCTCGTCCAGCTGCGCCGCCTTGTCAGCGGTGTCCGGGTCCGCCACGTAGATGAGGTCGGCCGGGTTGACCGGATGGCCCCAGTCCTGAAGGTAGGTGTCGCTGCGCATCCGCGACTGTTGCCCCTTGAGGAGCGCATAGGTCAACGGACCCGCGACGTTTTTGGTGTTGCCCGTGTTGTCCACGAGACCGGCGTGCCGGATGCCGTCGAAGGCGAGGTAGTGCTTCGTGTCGGCCGGGTCGGCGTCGTCCAGGTTGATGTTGCCCGTGGCCGCGTTGGTCGTGTCGCCGTTCAGGACGAGGCTGTCCATGTAGTGCGCCACGGACTTGGTCAACTGCCCACGGAGGAACGGCACGAACGGGATCAGGCTGTCCTCGTCGAGTTCGCCGGACCACACTTGATTGATGCCGAGCTTCGCGGCCGACACCGTGACGCGGTTGGAGCCGGTCGGTGAGGTCGTGTTGTTGGATGCGCTGGACGACGTCGACTCCGAGAAGAGGAGCATCTCGGGAAGGTCGGCCTCGACCGGCAGGTATGCCGTCGGGTCCGTCATCTCAAAGGAGTCGATCAGGTTGAAGACGCGGCTGTCCTGACGCGCGGCGGCCCAGAGGTCGCGCACGTACTCGGCACCGACGAGTTGCTGACCGTACCCGCTCTCGGCGCTGTCCATCGCCTTGCGGTACGCCGACGTGGCCCACCACATGCCCTTCGCGGCCAACTCACGATCGGCACCGCTGAACGAGTTGATCGGCACGCGCGGGAAGAGGTTGTCGAGCGCACGCTGATCAATCCGGCGGACCTCGTCGTCGCTCAGGTACACCGCTTCGCTGATCGCCTTGAAGGCGTTGCCCAGCTCCTCGGACGGACCACGGCCACGCCCGGCGCGCTGCTCGGCGACGGCGATGTCATGCAGGAACTCGACGTCGGCGACGCTCAACCCGTGACGGGCGAACTTTGACCCGTAGAGGCGCGCATCCGATCCGCCGTGCTTCAGACGACGGGCGAACTCGCCACCCTCGGCCGCGGACTGCTCGATGATCGACTTGACGATGCCCGCCACGCGCGCATCGAAGGCGTCGGCCG